TTATCAAAACTAAATGATACATATACAAAATCACATCAAGATGCTATTAAAAAATTAAAAGAAACGATACAAACATATGCAACTGATGCTACCGCTAATAATTCGTTAGCACTACGAGATGCAATGCAAAAATACATACAATTTCCATTACCTACTATAGAACAATCAAATAACGTAGCAGCACCTGTTATTCCATTTGATACAGAATTTACGGTGGATGGTATTAATGGATTTAAATATGGTGATGTTATATCATTTCGAGTTTTACCTACAAGATACGTCACCAATACGGTTTTTAGTGTAATTAATGTAACACACACAATAGGCAGCGATGGAGTTTGGACAACAACTGTTAGGTCAATAATGCGACCAAAATTTGATTAAAATATATAACAACATATGAGAATTAGATCTTATTATAACGAAAATGAAATAATACCAAATTTATATACATTTGGTGGTGAATGGCAAACAACAGATGGTGTCGAATATAAGGGTTTGTATCATAAATATATTCCAACAGATGAGGTATATACACAATCAAATTGGAATCGATTTACATCAGTAAAATTGATTAAATTTAAAGAAATTCCTGTAGATGTTAAACTATACAATAAAATAAAAACTGATATACAGATAGGAACGCAGCCAGTTATTCCATTATTAACATATAAACCTACACCTGAAGATTATACTAAAGGTTTTATAACGAGATATTTTCTAAAAAAAATCAATGAAAATTTTATATATGAAGTTGATGATATACAATATTATGATCAACTCAGCAATGTCATAGATCTACATTTATATTCAGGAGCAATAGTTACTTGGTTTATTTCTGGAGAAACAGCTGATGTTGTGAATAATAATATAACTACGCAGGGTGTTATAACTAAAAATAAACTAGCACTCAAACAAGCAGAAAAACAAATACCGGGTATATCTAAATTAATCACAAATGTATTACAATATTATTCAGATACTGAATTTGTTGTTCCGGCAGATATTAATGAAAATTAATTTTGTTAATTGAATTCTATTTCTTATATTTAATGTATGATACTAGATCATGCATATGAAATAGATGCTGTATTTGATTATATACAAAATCGTAAAACTTTACTAGTTCCGATATTATGTAGTCCTACATTGCATCCAATTAATAATCCACTATGTGCGATCTACGTATATACTGAAGATGAAGTAGAACGACTAGTTTCATTCCGACATACTGAACAGTTAACTTCCTTTTCCGAACATGTACAACGCTTTCTAGATCTACAGAATATCTTTGTGCATGATAAAAAGACCTGGCTTCAAATTGGAGGAAACGCTAATGTATTAGATGTCAAGACTTTATGGTGGTATACTTACAATGAAGCATATGATGAAACACATTATCATACAGCATCTCATCAATTTTATTGGAGAAGACATTCGGCATTACCTCATGTTAACTGCATAGTTCCATTGCAACAACATTTAGCAATGTGTCAAAAAATACGACACTATGCTTGGCCAATGTGTATGAATGCAGAATTATCAGATTCATATTTAAAGTTCAATGAAATGTATCCTGCAGTATTTGCTGAAATAGAATCAGCTGGTTTATATGTTAATGATAATTTTCGAATGCCAGATTTAGTGCAAGACAATTTTGTATATTCGCATTACAATTATTATACATCAACAGGCCGGCCATCTAATGCTAATCGAGGATTTAACTTTGCAGCAATGAACAAAGAAGATGGAACTCGTGATGCATTTTGTAGCAGATTTGAACGAGGTGCATTGGTAGAAATGGACTTTGATGCATATCACGTTAGACTAATTGCACGATTAATTGGTTATAATTTACCTGCGGGATCTGTGCATGAATATTTTGGAAGATTCTATTTTGATACTACCGAATTAACTAATGAGCAATATGAACAAAGCAAACAAATAACATTCCGATTATTATACGGTGGTATAGACAAAGAATTTTTAGAAATACCATTCTTTCAAAAAGTTAATGATTTTGTATATAAGTTATGGAGTCAATGCAAACAAAAAAAATACATCGAAACACCAGTATTAAAAAGAAAAATATACAAAGATTCCATAACAAATATTACGGCAAATAAACTATTCAATTATTATTTACAAGCAACTGAGACAGAAATATCAACGGTTAAGTTGCAGAAAGTATTAGAATATTTACGAGACAAAGAATCTAAACTAATTCTATACACTTATGATAGTGTATTGCTAGATGTAAACTATTCAGAAGCTAAACAATGTTTACCTGACATTATAAATATCATGCAACAAGGAAATTTTCCGGTTAAATGTAAGGTAGGATCAACATACTCAACATTAGTTAATTTTAATTTTTAATCATATTTATATTTGTAGAGTGGAAGCTACAATGTAAAATATTAAATAAATAGACCTTATGCTTAGTAGAGAACTTCCACCTCGAACGGCATAGGGTTCTTACTATTATGAATTATCAAAGAATATATGATCAGTTAATAGATCGAGCAAAAAATGAGTTACGAATTAAAAATAAAGATGTTTATTATGAAAAACATCATATTATTCCAAAGTGTTTAGGTGGAACTAACGATAAAGATAATTTAGTATTACTAACTGCTAAGGAACATTTTATAGCTCATAAATTACTTTGCGAAATATACTTAACTAACTCAAAATTACACTACGCTTTGTGGAGAATGATGAATTTGCAAAACCATGATCACAAACGAAATTATAATATCGGTAGTATAGAATATGCTCGAAGAAAGTTAATACATCAACAGTTAACTAGATCATTGGGTATATCAAATAAAGGCAGATTAGTGTCCGATGATATAAAACAAAAAATTCGAGAAAAACGAAAATTGCAACTAATTACAAACGAAACAAAACAAAAAATAAGCAATTCACTCAAAGGCAGAAAAAAATCACCACGTACATCGGAGCATAAAGAAAAAATACGACAATCGATGTTAGGTAAAAATAAAGGTAACCCAAAACCAAATCGAACTATCGAACACCGTACTAATTTATCATTAGCACATAAAAATCGAATAAAAATTAATTGTCCGCACTGCAGTTGTAATAGTACAAATAAATCAAATATGATTCGATATCATTTTGATAACTGTAAAAATAAAAACATAAGTTAATGCATGTACATATTTATACCAAAATGAATAGTATTACGTTATGACAATAGACTCAATAATAACTGAATGGACTTATCGATTACCAAAAGGATATCCCGAGACGGAACAAGATTATTCTGTTTTATATGATGTGCTCCAAGAAATGACCACATTTACAACAGAAGAACGAGATCGAATAGTTAATCAAGCCCGAGGTATAACAGAGCAAAACATATTAACAGAATCTTCGCAAGATTATGACGATGCAATACGACAAAGATTAGGATTAGAACCAGATGCCGAAATACCACAAGTACAAGGACAATATAATTTAGGTCGAGGTCCATTGCCATTAAATTCTCATGATGCTGAAATAGTTAAACGACTATGGCCCGAGACTATGAATTCTGCTGGTATAGGTAAAGGAGAAATTGCAATATATTGGTTATATCAGTACCAAAATCCGCCTATGGATACAATTGATAATCGAGGAGATGATTTACCAGATTTAAAAATTGATGGCGAGAATGTAGAAGTTAAAAGTTATGATTCTCACAATGAACGAATTTCATTAGGTAGATTTCAAAAATTTAAAGAAACTAGAAAATTAGTATCAATTGTTTTTGGAATACACACATTAGCAAAAACATTTAATCCAGATGAATCTGCGAAAGTTTATTCTGATTTAGCATTCACCGGAGCCGATTTAACAGATGCATTCCAAACATTTATTGCCGTAGATACATTACCAGCTAAAATGCAACTAATTGAATCATTTCCTATATTTCAAAGTTTATTTTCGCAAATTGATTTAGTAAAACAAGAATTGAGATTACAAGAAGAAACATATGAACCGCGCGCTGCAGCTGCAGAACTTCTAAAAACTATATTGCGAGAAAAATTACAAATTAAACCTGGCGATAATGGTTATATAATAAATACACGAAGTAAAGATCCAGCTGATATATATACATATCAGATAGATTTTCAAGCAATTGATAATGATGCTGTATTAAACAATGTTGTAGTAAATGGTGGAATAATACATGTAAACTATAAAAACATATTTGGAGCAGAGAAAGGTTAAAAATTGAAAACACAATTATTATGCACATTTGCACATTTAAATGATGTCAACATAGTTACAGAATACATACAACAAAACTATACTATACCAGAGCACCGAATTTTTATATTCAGCGCCAATGCTAATCCAAATACATTATACTGCACTTATAACGCAGCCTATTCGGACCGGAGAGGTCAGAATACCATTAGCATACATCGCAAAAAAGAAACTAATACCTTATATACGGTTAATGCACTTAACGAAGTAATAGTTGCAGTTAATAACGGAGTATTGGATAAATCATATCAATTAGATTGGACGCAGTTTCAAAACTCATTCATACTAACTTCAGACTCTGGATACCGAGTTATTGAATTGGTATTTTATAAGAAGATTTCTTGGAATTAACAATATATATTTATATAATAGGAAAAAAATGAAAAAAAATATTCTAGCAGAAAACATGAGAAGATTTGGTACTAAGAATCTTCGCGAAGATCAAGAAAAAGATAATTTCTTAAATAAAATTAACGTAGGCAGTATTGAATTCGATGGTATCGATCACAAAGATGCACCGGACTATGTTGATGCATATATATCATATGCAGAATTCGAAGACGGAACAGCCTTAAACGATGACCAATTAGAATTATTAAGTTCATATAATGATTGGTGGTATGACATATTATGGGATCGTTTACATTGATATGACAAACGTAATAAATTGAGTAGGCAGAAATGTCTACTTTTTTTATGTCCTAATATTTATATATGTAATTAACCGAATAAAATATTGCGCAATTAACTTGGAATTACCGAATTAATTATTTATACTATAATTAATAAATAACATAAATTAATAACTTAACAAAAAGGAAAATTATGGCGTTAAATTTAGATGCAATTAAAGCAAAACTTAACCAATTAAACAAAAGTGACGAAAAGAAAAACAATCTATGGAAGCCTGAAGCAGGCAAAACAAGAGTTAGAATCGTTCCGTATGTACACAGAAAAGACAATCCGTTTTTAGAATTGTATTTCCACTATGACATCGGAAAGAAATCTATGTTATCTCCAATCACATTTGGAAACGCAGATCCAATCGTAGAATTTGCAGAAAAATTAAAAAGAACTGGTGACAAAGATGAGTGGTTAATGGGTCGTAAAATCGAACCAAAAATGAGAACTTATGTACCAGTTATCATCCGCGGTAAAGAATCAGAAGGTGTTAAATTTTGGGGCTTTGGTAAACAAATCTATACTGAATTGTTATCAATTATCTCAGATCCAGATTACGGTGATATTACAGACTTAATGAATGGTCGTGATATTGATGTAGAGTTTACACCAGCAGAAGGCGGAGGATTTCCTAAAACGGCAATTCGTGTTAAACCAAACACGCAACCAGCAACAGATGACAAAGCTATCGCTGAAAAAATCATGAATCAACCTGAGATTACTGAAATCTTCCCTGAGCCATCGTATGACGAATTAGAAAAAGCATTAACAGAATGGATGAATCCTGAAAATGCAGACTCTGATGTAACGGCTGATACAGAAGAAGACGATGCACCGGTAGCAACTGCTACAAAAAAGGCAACGGCGCCAACAGCAACAAAAGTTGACAATGTAGCTGATGCATTCAATGATTTATTTAATTCCTAAGGAGTAAAGCATGGCGACTAAAAGTAAAAGCAAACTAGAACTGGAAGATAGTTTAGCAACAGCATTAGCAGATAGCATTAACAAACAATTTAAAGGGCAAGCTTTGAAAACGGCATTCTTCTTAGAAGGAGATGCCGATTCGCCAAGCAACGTAACTGATTGGATTTCGTCTGGTTGTGATATATTAGATTTAGCAATTTCAAATAGACCAAATGGAGGATTTCCGGTAGGTCGTATAACTGAAGTTACTGGGTTAGAAGCATCAGGTAAATCTTTATTAGTTTCACACGTAGCAGCTGAAACACAAAAGAAAGGTGGTTTAGCAGTTTATATTGATACCGAAGCGGCAGTGAGTTCTGAATTCATGCAAGCAATTGGCATTGATTTAAAATCTATGTTATATGTTCCTTTAGAAACAGTTGAGGAAATATTTGAGACAATTGAAACTATTGTAGAAAATGCAAGAAAAGCAAATAAAGATCGTTTAGTTACGATAATCGTTGACTCCGTTATGGGTGCATCTACAAAGATTGAAATGTCAGCAGAATATGACAAAGATGGTTATGCAACGAGTAAATCAATTATCTTATCAAAAGCAATGCGTAAGGTTACTAACTGGATTGCTCGAGAAAAGATTTGTTTGATTATGACTAATCAGTTACGAACTAAACTAGGAGTGTCATTTGGAGATCAATGGACTACATCTGGTGGAAAGGCTATTCCATTCCACGCATCAGTAAGACTTCGTTTGAAGAATACAGGTATGATTAAGGCAAAAGATGCTAATGGGGTAGAACAAATTGTTGGTAGTAAAACCGAAGTTCAGGTTGTTAAAAACAGAATGGGACCACCACACCGCAAAGTTAATTATGACATCTATTATGATAGCGGAATTGACAATTATGGTGGTTGGTTAGAAACCATGAAAAAATTCAATATCGTAAAACAAGCGGGGGCTTGGTATACATTAGAAGATGTTGATATAGAAACTGGTCAAGTGCACGGAGATTATAAATTTCAAAGCAAAGATTTTATAGAAAAAGTTATTGATAACCCACAAGTTAAAGAGCGATTATATAAAAGGATCTGCGAAGTTTATATTTTCAGATATCAAGCAGGTATCGATGGTGGTATTGATGATGTTATAGTAACAGATGAAGTTATAGATGAAGAGTTTTAAAACTTTGAAAATCCAATAATATTTCATATATTATAATATGAACAGATACCAACAATTATTCAAAGAGTTACAGAAAGAAAAGGTTACAGCTCCGTCAAGTGTCGATGATCACATCATGGTATTTGACGGGCTAAATACCTTTATTCGAGCATTCGGTGCAACTCCATCCACAAACGAAGACGGTGATCACGTAGGTGGTATTACTGGATTTTTATTTTCTATAGGCAAAGCAATACGAGATTTTAAACCTAGCAGATGTGTTATTGTGTTTGACGGTCGCGGAGGTTCTGCTCGAAGAAAAAAGATATACGGTGATTATAAAGCAAATCGAGCAAACAAGACTAGACTTCGTAGACACGATCATCAGAATTATGCTACCATAGAAGATGAGCAAGAAGCAATGCGTTATCAATTCAGTCGTTTAGTTTCATACTTAGACAACTTACCAGTTACATTTATTTCAATGGATGGTATTGAAGCAGATGACACAATTGCTTATATTGCAGATATGTATAAAGACATTAGCAAAAAGATAACTGTAGTATCCACAGATAGAGATTTTTATCAGTTAGTTAGTGATAAATTGCAAGTATGGTCTCCTATCAAGAAGAAAATGTATGATACTCAAGCAGTTATAGATGAGTTCGGTGTACATCCCCATAATTATGTGGTTTACCGTTCATTTACAGGCGATACATCGGACAACATACCAGGCGTTAATGGAATCGGTCCGAAGACAATACTTAAAGCCTTTCCGGAGTTAAATAGTGCTGATGAATTTACATTAGAAGCATTGAAATCTAAGTGTGATACAAAGATACAACTCAATGAAACACGCAATTACGAAAAGATTGCGGCTAACTATGATATACTAGATAAAAATTATCAATTGATGAATTTGAAACTACTAGATATATCAGCTCAGACAATGAGTGTGATCCGAGGTATTATGCAACAACCAATTGCCACTTTAAACAAAACAGAATTTCAACGATTGTTTATGGAAGACAAAATGTGGGCAGTTATGAAAAATTTACCAGAATGGTTAAATAATACTTGGTTATCGCTTAATGCATTTGCAATGCAAACACAAAAATAATTTGGAAAATATACAATACCTTTATATAATAAAAGTATGACGGATAGATTAAGTGAATACGGATACGGATTTCAAATAAAGGTATTATCAGCAATGTTTACTGATAGAATATTTCTACAACAAATTGCTGATATTATACAACCTGAATATTTTGAATCCGAAGCAAATAGTTGGATATTAGATGTTATATTAGAACATTTTCAATTATATAAAACACCACCATCGAAAGATGTATTTAAGGTTAAAGTTACTGACATACAAAATGATGTTTTAAAATCGGCAATTCTCGAACAATTAAAAGAAGTTTTCAGATACATGGAATCTGAAGATTTATCTTTTGTAAAAAATGAGATATTGAATTTTTGTAAGAATCAGGAAATTAAAAAAGCAATAATGGAATCAGTTTCTTTATTGCAACAGGGTAATTACGACCAAATTAAAAATAAAATTGACGGTGCAATGAAAGCTGGGTCTGATACTAATATTGGATTAGATTATAAAAAAGACATAGCACGCCGATACAATCAAGCAGCTCGTAATTGTACAGCAACCGGTTGGGATGTAATTGATGATTTAATGGATGGTGGATTAGCTCAAGGTGAGTTAGGAGTAGTAATGGCTCCTGCTGGTATTGGTAAGTCCTGGTTGCTAATCAATATTGGTGCAAATGCACTCAAAGCAGGTAAAACGGTATTGCATTATACATTAGAGTTAAATGAAGACTATGTAGGTCAACGTTATGATTCAGTTATAATGGGTATCAATGCTCAGAATTTAAAAAACTATCAAGACGAAATTCAAGAGCGAATGAATACGCTTACGGGTAATTTGATAGTTAAACACTATCCAACGAAGTCTGTTGGTGTAATGGGACTTAAAGCACATTTAGAAAAAACTATTATGCTCGGCCAGAAGCCAGATCTAGTTATAGTGGATTATGGTGACTTATTAAAAATTAATGCTAAAAAAGACAAACACGAAGCATTAGAAGAATTATATGAAGATCTTCGTGGTATGGCAGGTGAATATGAAATACCAGTATGGACAGCATCTCAAGCAGGTAGATCTGCGTTAGAAGAAGATGTTATTGAAGCAGATAAAATTGCATCTTCATATGGTAAAGTGATGGTTGCTGATTTCTTAATGTCATTGTCTAGAAAAGTAGAAGACAAAATGTCAGGTACGGGTAGAGGGCATGTTATTAAGAATCGTTTCGGACCTGATGGTATTACTTTACCTAGTAAAATTAATACAAATAACGGACAGTTTCAATTCTTTGAACCACAAACAACTCAAGGAAAACAAACTACTCAGGTTATGAAAACCGGCGAAAACATAATGAAGAAAAATTTAGCACAAAGATTTAAAGATATGGGCGGAAATTTTGGATAGTTTTCATATTTATAACAAATAAGGTCCGATACTAACATCGGTCCTTTTTTTGTCTAATAACAATTTATTTTTTAACAACAAGGAATTACGAAAAGATGGAAATTTCAAACAAAATTTTGAGTGAAATTACGGTATACATGAAGTATGCCAAATATCTTCCTGAAGCGAACCGTCGCGAAACATGGGAAGAGTTAGTTACGAGAAACAAAAATATGCATTTAAAAAAATATCCAACATTAACGGATGAAATTGAAGCTGCATATAAATTTGTGTATGACAAAAAAGTTTTACCATCAATGCGTAGTTTGCAATTTGGCGGAAAACCAATTGAAATTTCTCCTAACAGAGTGTATAACTGTGCTTATTTACCAATTGACGATTATAGAGCATTTGCGGAAACAATGTTTTTATTGTTAGGTGGTACTGGAGTAGGTTATTCTGTACAAAAACATCATGTAGATGCATTACCAGAAATCAGAAAACCAAACACTACAAAGAAAAGAAGATATTTAATTGCAGATTCAATCGAAGGTTGGGCAGATGCAGTTAAAGTTTTAGTTAAAGCATATTTTACGGGTGGACCTACTTATGTATTTGATTTTTCAGATATTAGACCAAAAGGTGCAAGATTAGTAACATCAGGCGGAAAAGCTCCTGGACCTCAACCGTTAAAAGAATGTTTAATTAAATTAGCTGGTATTTTAGATGGAAAACAAGATGGAGAGAAATTAACTCCAATTGAAGTTCACGATATGGTATGTCATATTGCAGATGCAGTATTAGCAGGTGGTATTCGTAGAGCAGCTCTTATTAGTTTATTCTCAGCTGACGATGATGAAATGATTTCTTGTAAATCAGGTAACTGGTGGGAAACAAATCCGCAAAGAGGACGTGCAAATAATTCTGCAGTTTTAATTCGCCACAAAGTTACTAAAGAATTCTTCATGGATATTTGGAAACGAGTAGAATTATCAGGAGCGGGTGAGCCAGGTATATATTTATCAAATGACAAAGATTGGGGAACTAATCCATGTTGTGAGATTGCATTACGTCCATACCAATTCTGTAATTTATGTGAAGTAAATGCATCTGATATTGAATCGCAAGAAGATTTAGAAGCAAGAGTTAAGGCTGCTGCATTTATCGGAACACTTCAAGCTGGTTATACTGATTTTCATTACCTACGTCCGGTATGGCAAAGAACTACCGAAAAAGATGCATTAATTGGTGTATCGATGACAGGTATTGGATCTGGTACTGTATTAGGGTATGACATGAAAAAAGCGGCTAATGTAGTTAAAGAAGAAAATGAACGAGTTGCTAAATTGATCAACATTAATAAATCAGCTCGTACAACTACAGTAAAACCTGCAGGTACAACTTCATTGACATTAGGTACAAGTTCTGGTATTCATGCATGGCACAATGATTTCTATGTTAGAAGAATCCGCGTAGGAAAGAATGAGGCAATCTATAGTTATTTAGCAATTAATCACCCAGAATTAATTGAGGACGAATACTTTAGACCACATGATACTGCAGTAATTTCTATTCCACAAAAAGCACCACAAGGAGCAATCTTAAGAACAGAATCACCATTCCAATTATTAGATCGTATCAAAAAAGTGCATTTAGAATGGGTGAAACCAGGACATAGAACAGGTAATAATACTCACAACGTTTCAGCAACAGTTTCACTTAAAGCAGATGAATGGGACTTAGCAGGTGAATGGATGTGGGAAAACAGAGATCATTATAATGGATTATCTGTATTACCGTATGATGGTGGAACTTATACTCAAGCACCATTTGAAGATATTACTGAAGAGCGTTACCACGAAATGATGACATCATTGCATTCAATTGATTTAACGCAGGTTATTGAATTAGATGACAATACAGATTTATCAGGGGAGTTAGCTTGTGCAGGTGGAGCGTGCGAAATCAAATAAAATTAAAGTTCAGTGGGGCAATGATGTCCCACTTAACATTCAAATATTTTTAGCTTGGTATAATTTAAGGAAACAAAACGGATGATACAGCCAGCATCGAAAGATTGGGTACAACAACAATTTGTAAGGGAGTTTGGAAACAAGCTCCTTCCTACAGATTTTTATTATGAAAGTGGTTTACGAGTTATGACAGAATCATATCATACACGCAGAGGTTACTGTTGCGGTAACGGTTGTAGACATTGTCCATATGAACCACAACATGAAATTGGTAACATTAATTTAAAGGCTACTAATGATTAAATTAAAAAATTTACTAAAAGAAACTGAATCAGTTGATTTAGCATACCAAAAAATTGATGAATTACCAAATGGCAAACTATTTGACGATGCTAAAAACATAGAAGGCATTTTCAAAATGAGTAAACATGATTGGAATGAAGTTATAGTTACATATGAAAAACATGAAGAACAACATCACATTAAATATGTTAACATATCAGATATTCATATAACACAACCAAACGTTCAAGCAAATAAAGTAAAGAACTTATTAGACAATATTAACAACGTACCTAGAATAAATGCAGTTCAATTTGAAGATGGCGAACTAGCAATTTATGACGGCCATCATAGATTAGTTGCCAATTGGGCAGTTGGAAATACTCAAATTAAAGTAAATTTAGTTCGACTAGCAAAATATGATACATCAGGTATCGATACACCAAATGATCCAACAATGTAAGGTTGGATATTCCAATAAAATCTACTATATTATTAATAAGAAATAAAGTTATGACTCAAGAACAAAGAAAAAATTTAGAGCTAGTTAAATCTGGTTTTGCTAATGGCGTATCAACTCAATTGGCAACTAAACAAGCAATATTTGGTCCAGATGCTAAATTAACTAAAGAAGAGAAACAAGAAATTATCGATAATGCTGCATTTCATTATGGAGAATTTCTTCGTGCATTAGGAGTAGCATGGGAACTAGATCCTAACTCTGCAGATACACCTAAACGTGTAGCAAAAGCATATGTTAATGATTTGTGGAAAGGACGATATGAGCCAATGTCAGATATTACAGCATTTCCGAGTGATGGTTATGATGGTATAGTATTTGAAGGAGGTATTCCATTAACATCGATGTGTTCACATCATCACCAAACTATTATGGGTAATGTGCATATTGCATATATTCCTGCAGAAAATGGCAATGTAATCGGTTTAAGTAAATTGAATCGAGTAGTAGAACATTTTGGTAGACGCGGATCAATTCAAGAACAGTTAACTGTTGCAATACACCACGCAATTGATGAATTAATTGAAGGCAATAAAGGTGTAGCAGTTATGATTGAAGCAACTCATAATTGTGTATCATGTAGAGGTGTTAAGCATCGCGGAGCATCAATGAAAACTGCAAAACTATCGGGAGCATTCTTAGCAGATGGTAATGCAAGATCGGAGTTTTATCAATTCGTAAAAGGTTACAATAACGATTAATATATGAAAAAGTTTAAATCAACTAAATTGTTTGACGGGTATTCTGCATGTTTCCGTCAATGGAGAGCAGAAGGTACGCATTGTAAATTCTTACATGGTTATGCAGTTTCATTCCGAGTATGGTTTGAAGGTGAATTAGATGAGCGTAACTGGGTATTTGACTTTGGTGGTATGAAACGAGCTAAAACTAAAATAGGTGGTATGACTCCTAAAGAATTTTTTGCTCATATGTTAGATCATACTACAATTGTAGCAAAAGATGATCCATATCTAGAGACGTTCCAGAAAATGGATGAAGATGGTATTATTCAATTGAGATTAATGGATGCTGTAGGCTGTGAACAATTTGCAAAGTATTTATATGAAATTATTAATACATTCTTAGGTCAAGAAACTATGGGCCGTGTTAAGGCAACTAAAGTTGAAGTTTACGAACATGAGAGAAACTCAGCAAGTTACGGCGAATAATTTAAAACTAAAACAATGAGTAGAGTAGTAACAACTTGGCAAGAAAATGGTATGCAGTATACAATAACTGCAACGACAATTGTAGAAAAATCTGCCCCAGCATCGTCTGGTAATAAAACAGAAATGTTATCGGTATTCGAATATTTAGGAGGTAAAACTCCAGAACACGGCACAGGAGAAAAGGTTTATAAATATGCAATAAACTGCGGTGCTAAGGTAGAATCTAAAGAAGTTAGTACTACTAAATACACCGGCAAGGTGATGTTGTATGAAAGACAAATGTTAGATGTATATTTTAATAAAGATACAACATCAGTACCTGTCGCAAAAATAAAACAAATTGAGTTACGAGATGATACTCTCGAACATGATGATTTACCATTTTAATTATGAAAAGAATAGAAGATTATAATAAGGTATTACCTATAGTAGAATTGTATCGATGCGTACAGAGTGAAGGAAGTCGTTTCGGTAGACCTACAATTGCAGTTCGAACTACAGGTTGCACTCATCGTTGCTATTTTGGTGAAGGTGGTTGGTGTGACTCCTGGTATACTAGTATTCACCCGGAGAAAGGCACATTCACATTCAATGATATCATTAA